GACCTCGACCCGCATCGAAGAATGCGTCTTCCTCGGTATGAGGCCCTACCCTGTGCAGGGCCAGTGGTACTGGGGAAAGACCATTGGACGAGCAACATATAAGATGGGTTGGAGCTTGCAGCCACAAGTTCGAGACGTCATGGCACACATCACTGGCATCGCTGACATGCATGTCAAGTGCTCTAGCCATGTCCCGATCCTTGCTGACCTCGCCCTGAAGATTTGTGAGCTCCGCCAAGGTGCAAAAAGAACGCCAGTTCTCGCTGACAAGGCAAAACCGTGGGAGTGGACACTTGAGTCAGGTGCTAAGTACGATGACAGCACCATCCAATGTGTCGCTTCACTCTACGGGGTAAGTGTTGCCGACGTCCGTGAGCTGATTAACGCGATCCACAAGGTGGAACGCCTGCCTGCGGTGATAGACAGTGGTCTATGGCGCAGGATCATCTCCATGGATGAGCTGTGATGGCCCTCTCAGGGCCCTGGCGCACTCCCTGTGCGTCTTGCTCGTGCCCACCTCGGGCACCTTGGCAGCGTGGCTGCCAGACCTTGACTTTCTGTTTGTTGCTCCAGACCTTGGACTATCTTCGATGCCTTATGCAGCAATCAAACGTGCAACCGGTGGAATGTCAGAACTCGCCCAGGCGATGGCAGTCCCACACGAACATAAGCCACAAAGGATCCCTAGCTTTCCGAACTTGGAGCGAACCTCTGTCGTCCAGACTGTTGCCACCGATACTCTACCGGTTGCCTCCAATCTCTACAGAGACTTCACACTCGTCCGGTCCCCTAGCTACCCACTATGGACCACATGCAAGGCCGCCACTGGACCAGCCTCTCTCGGCTACAGTGCAACGCCCGCAACTGGTAATGGTTTTGGTAGTTTAGCTGCAGCTGGGGCCACCATCAACTTACCAAATGATCCATTCACTGCTTACTTTGCAAACGGCGCTGACACTACCTTCCTTAAGGCCATGTCTCGGCGCTATCCACTTGCTCGTGCGCGTGATGGCCGTACATTTCTGATTTCGAATAAGGATGGCCAGGCCGCCATCTCACTCGTCTTCTCTGGTACGTTGGCTGC